ACAGCTATAACAGCAACAGTTACTTCTTTTCCAATTACAATTGGTGCTGGAGGAGGAGGATTACAAACTTGTGGAGGAACTCCAACAAATCAAGCTGGAGGAAGCAATTCAGTATTTAGTACAATTATATCTGCAGGGGGTGGTTCAGGAAATCCAGGTGGTAATCCAACAGTAGGAAATCCAGGTGGTTCTGGAGGCGGTGGATCAGGTAATAATCCACCAGCGGCGGCAGGAAGTGGAAATCAACCACCAGTAACTCCACCTCAAGGAAATGATGGTGGAAATGCTGTTCCATCTTTAGGTCCAGGTGTAAGAGCAGGAGGCGGAGGTGGTGGCGCTGGAGGTGTAGGTGGTCAAGGTCAAAGTCCAAGAATAGCTGGTGCTGGAGGTGTAGGTGTTCCTACATCTATAACAGGTTCTGCTGTTTCTTATGCAGGTGGCGGCGGTGGAGGAAATCAAGGCCCTGGTGGTTCAGGAGGTGGTGCAAGTCCTTGTGGTACAGGCGGAGCAGGAAGATTAGAAGGCACAAGTCCCACAACAGGTGGATCAGGCACAACCAACAGAGGCGGTGGAGGTGGAGCTGGTGCTAGTGGTGGTCCAGGAGGATCAGGTGGTTCGGGTATCGTAGTAATAAGGTATAAGTTTCAATAGGTAAATTATGACAAGTAAAATAAAAGTAAACAATATAGAAGATACATCAGGAAATGCACTTGTAACAAAATGTGGTTCTACTTTAACAATTGGAAAAAGTGGAGATACAATTTCTTTAGCATCAGGTGCAAGTCAAACAGGTTTTGGTAGATCAGGTTCAGTTGATTGGCAAACTACACCAAAAACTTCTACATTTACTGCGGCAAGTGGTGAGGGATATTTTATAAATTCAAGTAGTGCTATAACAGCTAACTTACCAGCAGGAAGTGCAGGTGCTATTGTTGCATTTTCAGATTATGCAAGAAATTTTACAACATATAATTTAAGAATTAGTCCTAATGGCTCTGAAAAAATTGGCGGTGTTGCCTCTGATGCTTTTTTATCTGTAGATGGTCAATCTGCAACTTTTGTTTATGTTGATTCAACAAAAGGTTGGGTTAATGTTCAAAATGCAGAAGATACAGAAAAAGGTAATGAATTTATTGTAGCAACAGGTGGAACAATAACAACTTGTGGTAATGATAAAATTCATACATTTACAAGTCCAGGTACTTTTACAGTTAGTCAAGTCCATCCATGTGCTGCAAATAATCTTGTTTCTTATGTAGTAGTTGGTGGCGGTGGAGCAGGTGGAACAGATTATTCTGCGACTTCTGGTGGTGGAGGTGGAGCAGGTGGTTTTAGAGAAACAAAATCTCCAGCAACACCTTACACAGCAAGTCCTTTGGATGGATATTCAACTCCAGGAAATAGAATTACAGTTACAGCCACAGGTTTTCCAATTACAGTTGGTGCTGGAGCAACAGCAAATCCAAGTGGTCCAGGTCCAGAAAGTTTTTCAAATGGAAGTAATTCAATTTTTTCAAGTATAACATCTGCTGGTGGAGGTGGAGGAGCTAGTAATAGACAAAGTTCTCCTAGTCCATCAAGAATTGCTGGTAGCGGTGGATCAGGCGGAGGTGCAAGTTTTTATAGACCAAGTTGTAATGGAAGTGGAAATACCCCTCCTGTTACACCTGCTCAAGGAAGTAACGGTGGTACTGCTGGTACACCACCTGCGTATTCTTCAGGTGGTGGTGGCGGAGCTGGCGCAGTTGGTGGAAATGGTTCTAGCTCAAAAGGTGGTGATGGTGGAGCTGGAGTAAGTTCTGAAATAACAGGTTCAAGTGTTACACGATCTGGTGGCGGTGGTGGAGCCGCTTGGGAAGATGGACCTGCAAGTTCACATGGTGCAGGTGGAAGTGGTGGTGGAGGTGCTGGTGGACCAGATGGTGGAAATGCAGGAGTTGCTGGAACAACTAACACAGGTGGTGGAGGAGGTGGTGCTTCAGGAGCATCTTCAGAAGGTAATCTTGGTGGTAATGGTGGCTCTGGTATAGTAATAATAAGGTATAAATATCAATAGTTGATTCAAATGATGAATATGATAAGGAGATAATATTATGGCACATTTTGCAAAAATAGGTATGAATGGAAAAGTTATTCAAGTTTTAACTATGGATAATGATGAAATCAAAGATGATCAAGGTAATGAGATTGAAGCAAAAGGTCAAGAATGGTTAGAAAGACATAATAACTGGCCAGCTCAAATGTGGATTCAAACTTCTTACAATACAATCAATAATACTCATAAAGAAGGTGGTACACCATTTAGAGGAAATTATGCTGGAATAGGTTATACTTGGGATGAAGATGATCAAATCTTTTGGCCTAAAAAACCTTATCCATCTTGGGTAAAAGATGTATCAACTGCTAGTTGGAAGTCACCAATCGGAGATGCTCCTGAGTTATCAGATGATGAAAAAGAAACTCATACCTATCTTTGGAATGAAGAAGGACAAAGCTGGGATAAAACAGAATTATAATATTTTATGGGTGGTGGCCTAAATAAAAAAATACTTTCAAAAATAGATTTATATACTGGAACAATTTTAATGCCAAAAGGTTTTGAAATTGATAAAGAAATTTTAAAAAAAGATATACTTACACATAATATTAAAGATTGTCCTTTTCCTTTTTCAAAAGATTGGGATAAATTAAATACTTATTTAAGAGAACATATCTATTTAGAATATGGTTTTACTTTAATTAATAAATTGACTACTGGTTTTATGTTTAAACCAAATCAATCTAATTTACCTGAATGTGAAAACAATAAAGTTGATTTAAGAAACTCACCTGATTATGTGATGTTATATGGTGTAGATTTACAAAATAGTAAAGTTAGAATTTATTATGATGATAATAGAAGAGCAGGAAGAAGTTGGGATATTACTTTAGAAAACAATAAATTTATTATGTTTCCTAGTACCTTAATTTATCACATATCAAATAATCAAAAAGACAAACTAAATTTTATTCTTAAAACAACTTATGAATATATTTAATCACTATTGGTATTTTAAATCTGCATTAACACCTAGATTTTGTGATGAAGTTATAGCTTATGCAAATCAACAAAAAGAAACAATGGCAATTACTGGTGGTTATGGAAGCAATAGAGATTTAAAAAAAAAACCTTTAAATAAACAGGAAGTATTAGATTTAAAAAAAAAGAGAAACTCTGATTTAGTTTGGCTTAATGACCCTTGGATATACAAAGAAATACATCCTTTTGTACATGAAGCAAATAGAAATGCTGGTTGGAATTTTGATTGGGATAGAAGTGAGTCTTGTCAATTTACAAAATATAAGTTAAATCAATATTATGATTGGCATTGTGATAGCTGGGATAAACCTTATGAAAGAGAAGATAAAAACCACCCTGAACATGGTCGTATAAGAAAACTATCAATGACTTGTCAATTAACAGATGGTTCAGAATATAAAGGTGGAGAATTAGAATTTGATTTTAGAAACTATGAACCACAAATGAGAGATGAATCAAAACATAGAATACAATGTAAAGAAATATTACCAAAAGGTTCTATAATTGTATTTCCTAGTTTTGTATGGCATAGAGTAAAACCAGTAACATATGGCACAAGATATAGTCTTGTAGTTTGGCATTTAGGGAGGCCTTTTAGATAATGTTTATAAATAGTTATTTTCCGACTGTAATTTGGAGTGAGGAAAAACCAGAGTTTGTTAAATCTTTAAATAAAGCAAGTAACAAATATATTACTGATGCTCGTAAAAGGGAGAAAGAATTTATTAAAAAACATGGTGACTTTGGTAGATCATATCACTCAACACCATTAACACATGATAATGATTTTTTAGATTTTAGAAATTATGTTGGTCAAAAATCTTGGGAGTATTTAGATCATCAAGGTTATGATATGTCACAATACACAACTTTGTTTTCTGAACTATGGGTACAAGAATTTGCTAAAAAAGGTGGTGGTCATCACTCTGCACATATACATTGGAATCAACACGTATCAGGTTTTTACTTTTTGAAGTGTAGTGATAAAACTTCTTTTCCAATATTTCATGAACCAAAGACTGGTGCAAGATGTACTAAATTAAAAATGAAACCTGATTTAAAAGGTATTTGGGGTGGTCATGAACAATTTCATATAATACCCAAACCAGGTACATTAATTATATTTCCAGGTTATTTAGAACACGAATATGCAGTTGATTTTGGTATTGAACCTTTTAGATTTATACATTGGAATATTCAAGCTGTTCCTAAAGAAATGGCAAAAGATGTTTAAAAAAAATAAATATGCAGTAATAAAAAAAGCTATAGATAAAGATTTAGCAACATTTTGTATGAATTATTTATTAATGAAAAAACAAGTTTATGATACTTGTTTAAAAGAAAGATATATTTCACCATTTGAAACTATGTTAGGATATTATGAAAGAGAGAATGAACAAATACCAAATACCTTTTCGTTTTATTCTGATATTGCTATGGAAACACTTATGCTTAAATGTCAGCCAATAATGGAAAAAACAACAGGTTTAAAATTATATCCTGCATATACCTATGGAAGAGTTTATAAAAAAGGTGATATTCTTAAAAGACATAAAGATAGGTTTAGTTGTGAAATATCTACAACAATGAATTTAGGTGGAGATAAATGGTCAATATATTTAGAACCATCAGGAGAGTTGAACAAAAAAGGTATAAAAGTAGATTTAAAACCTGGAGATATGCTTGTGTATCGAGGTTGCGAACTAGAGCATTGGAGAAAAAAATTTAAAGGCAAAGAATCAGTACAAGTATTTTTACATTATAATAATCAAAAAACAAAAGGTTCTAAAGAAAATATTTTTGATAAAAGAAAACATTTAGGACTTCCAAACTGGTTTAAAAGATGATAAACCGAAAACTGGTGGGTGAGTTTTACCACCAAACCACCAAACTCACCTGCCTTATATTATTATTTATGCTTAACAGTTGTGCTAAATATGAACCAAATCCATATACAACTATAGTAAGATTTTTAATAGATACACAATGAACAAAAATGTTTTAATTTGTATTCCATCTTTTGATCAAAAAATACATTTACAAACTATATCTTCAATAATTTCTGTAAGGGATACTTTAAACCAAGCTAAAATAGGTTGTGGTATGATGTGGTTAAGAGATAGCTTAATTACAAGAGCAAGAAATAAATTGGTTGCAGAGTTTTTAAAACAAAAAGAATATACACATTTATTTTTTATAGATGCAGATATTATCTTTGAACCACAACAATTTATAAGAGTATTATTATATGATCAACCTTTAACATGTGCTTCTTATCCAATAAAACATGAAGCAACTATAGAAAAAGGTGATGCTAGTTTTGGTTGGTGTATGAATTTTCCTTTAGGTAAATATGATTTAACAGATAATGACAAAGGATTTAAAAAAGTAAATTATGCTGGTACTGGTTTTATGTGTATAGAAAGAAAAGTATTTACTGATATAATAAAAAAATATCCAGATATAGAATATAAAACAGATGTTAGAGCAAACATAGATAATAAAAGAGAAACAATAGAAGTATTAGGTAATAAAGAATATGCTTTTTTTGATTGTGGTATTCAAGGAAAAGGAGTTTTAGAAGATAAAGAAAATACACAAAGATATTTAAGTGAAGATTATTTTTTTTGTGCTTTATGGAAACAATGTGGTGGAGAGATATGGTGTGATCTTACAAGTACATTAAAACATATTGGTATAAAAGAATATACAAGAAAACCATTAATGAAGATTAAAGATGACAGTTGAATATGGAATACTTGCTTTTTTTATGGGTATAGGTGCAATATTAATAGGTGCATTAATTACTTGGTTTGTGATTAATTATAAAAAAACAAAAGATGAATAGTCATGGTGGATTACAGGCTAATGGCTTTCTAACTCCCATACTTTCTTATAACATAAAATGATTAAACCTACAAATGATCCAATAATAAATGATGTCTTAAAGTTGCACATAAAAAGGCACAAACAAGGCATGAAACAATTTAAAAAAACTATTACCAATAATACTAAACCTATGCTAGAATGGATAAAAGATGCTAGAGAAGAAGCAATGGATTTTGTAGTATATTTAACAAAGATTGAAAAAGAGTTAAAAAAGACAAAAACTAAAAAATAGCTTTAATCTCTAATATTTTGGGTACCTACAAGCTCCATATCTTAACGGAGAAGAGCATTTAGGTGTTTTTATAGGGGTAAGTATAGGGGATTACAAATGGCAAAAAAAAAGCCACTTTTTGGGGTAAAAGTAGAATATGAAAAAACTAGCAAGGGTACAAGTATTGGTAGAAACCCTAAAAAAGTTAGTAGTATGAATAAGAGTAAAAGACAAGGGCGCAGTAAGAAACAAATGCGTTACAGAGGTCAAGGTAAATAGTATGGTTAAATATGTTAAAAAAAAGGTAATTCGTAATTATTCAACATCTGGAGCACATCAAAGGATTGATGATCACGAGAAATTGTGTAGGATAATGCAACAAGAAACAAATAGAAAAATTGAACAAAATGGAAAAAAGATAGAAAGACTAGAAAAAATAGTAATGTCATCAACTGCTATGTTGATAATAGGTATGGCAACAATAATCTATAATCTAATAATTAAGTAATTTTAGGAGGGTATATGCAATTAAGTAAACACTTCAAATTGGAAGAGATGACTAAATCAATGACTGCAACTAGAAAGGGTATTGATAATTCACCTGGTTCAGGAGATATAAAAAATTTAGAAAATGTATGCTATGAAATACTGGAACCAGTCCGAGCACATTTTGATAAGCCAGTTATCATAACATCAGGGTACCGATCAGAAGCACTTTGTGAAGCTATCGGTAGCAAAAAAACAAGTCAACATGCTAAAGGTCAAGCAGTCGATTTTGAAATAGCTGGTATTCCAAATATCAAGATCGCATACTGGATTCAAAATAACTGCGACTTTGATCAACTGATCTTGGAGTTTTATTCTCCGACAGATGGTGCAAAAGGTTGGGTCCATTGTAGCTACAACGAAAAAGGTTCAAACCGAAAACAAGTTTTGACTTATGATGGTAAGTCATACGAAAATGGTTTACCTGATATGAAATGGGACAAAGGTCAAGTAGTCGAATAAAGTTGTAATTACTACCTATAATTGATAGTGTATTCTCAACTAGGAGGATATATCTATGTGGTTGAATATTTTATCAGCAGGATTAAAAGCAGGTGGACACATCTATCGTAA